GGTGTTATCGCCCCACACCACGAGGTAGATCGAGGTGTTGTCCGTGCCGGTGCCGGCCGCGTCGATGATGTTCGCGGCGTTACCAGCCGACAGCGAACTGTAGCGAGTGGCCAGGCCGGTGAACGACTTCGGGTCGCTGCCGATGTTGCCGTAGAACAGCGTCTGCGACATGGTCTGGTTCATCGCTTCGAGGAACGCAGAGTCCTCGCTCAGGCGGAACGAGGACGTGTTGCCGTTCAACTTGGCGAGTTCGACGTCGATGTGGCAGCGGGCTTCAAGCATCGCGCACGGCTCGTCGACCTGGGCGGTCGTCGACTTGCTGGTCGGCACGCCGGCGTTCAACTGGCGCCAGTAGACCGACGGCAGGCCGGTGCGGATGGTGACGCGATGGCCGGTCGGCAGGTTGCCTTCCATCCACACGGCATCGGTGAGCAGTTCGTTGGTCTGCGAGAGCAACTCGGCGACGGACGAGGTGGAGCCGTCCGGATCGAGACGCGTTGCCCAGTCGAGCAGGGTCAACTGGTTGGTGGCAAGAGTGGCCATAGTTCAAAACTCCTGGGGATGGATCAGTTGGTTTTCCCGTACAACCGCTCGGCGTGGCTGACCGGCTTGCGTGCCACCGTGGTGGCGTTCACGAAGCGGCCTTCCGTGAGCAGTTTTCCGAGTTCGTGGAAGTGCTTGACGACAGCGGGGTGATTACCGAAGTGGGTCTCGCTCAACATCTGGCGCAGTTCAGGCGAGGCAAATTGCTCCAGGGCCTGCTTGGCGGCCGCCTGGTTGGCGGGATCACCGAGCACGGGGTCCTTGGAGACCTGCTCTTTCCAGGCCTGGCCCGTCTGCTCCAGGTACGCCTGCTGTTGGCTGGCGAACTCGAAGCGCTGGTCCAGGAATGCCTGGGCCTGTTCCTGCGTCAGGTTGTTGTCCTTAGCGAACGACTCGAAGGCGGCCTTCTCGTCGGTGCCCAGGGAAACACCCTCGGGTAACTTGAACTCGGCATAGGCCTCGGGAACCCCCGAGACTTGTGCCGCCCCTTCAGCAGGCGCCGCATCGGCAGCCGGGGTGGTCCCAGCCGCAGCAGCGTCGCCCGTCGACGCACCACTGTCCGCCACGGATTCGGATGGAGTCGTTCCGTCAGTCGTCATTGTGGCCGTCCCTTCGCTCACGCATTACCTCGACGAAGTGGTCGAAGCAGTGCTCCTGGATGTCGTGCATCAACACCAGGCCGACATTGCGGGCACCTTCTCGGAAGTAGGTGTCGGCGTTGCCGGTGTACGACGACCGGTAGATGCCGGTCATCTCCAGCAGGCGCCACACGAAGCGGCGACCCTGCCTGGTGCTCATCACGGTGCGCAGGTCGTTGAGTTCCTCAAGTCGGGCGAGCCGCGCGGTCTCGGCCTTGGCGGCCTGGACCTCGTCCTCGTCGACTTCGGTGTCCTCGTTTTTCCTGCGCACGGTGCGACGTTACGCCCAGGGGTTCCGGCACCCGCACCCCATCACGGAGTGGGCGCCGCGCCGTAGCCGGCGACCTGGGAGATGAAGTCGTTGATCAGGCCAGGATCCTGGGCGCGGACCTCGGCGAAGTCCTTGATGGCGCCGGCCACGCCTGGCGCGTTCTGCGCCGCGTTCATCATCTGTTGCTGCTGCTGGCGCTCGGCGCGCATTGCCTGCAACTCGTCGCCTGCGCGCGTCAGGTGCGGGTCCACGCCGAGCATGTCGCCGTACTGCGAGACGACCTTGTCGGTGTCGATCGTGTCCCAGATCGCCGGGTCCTGCTTGGCCGCGCTGATCTGCGCCACCGTGGACACCAGGCGGTCGATCGACTGCACGCCGACCGCACGCTGCGCCTGGGCGAGCACGCTCACGAACTCGACCGACAACTCGGTGCCCTGGATCGCCTCGGGCGGAGGCGGCAGCACGCCGCCGCGCAGCATCGCGTCGAACGTAATGTCGATGGCCGGCCGCAGCAACTCGTCGTGCAGGCGCTCCAGCACGGGGCCGAGCATGAGCAACTTCTCCTCGTGCCGCTCGATCACCTCGCGCGCGGTCACGCCCGAGCGCTGGTCCTGGGCCATAAGCAGGAACAGGTCGGCGTAGAACGTGGCGTTCACGCGGCCGCGCACGTCCTGGATATCGGCCAGCAAGTGGTTGAGGTCCAGGCCGACGTCGAACGTGCTGCGCATGCCCTGGCCCTGGCCGGTCACGGGCACGAACGAGACGCCACCAGGCAGCACGTCCATGTCGTGGACCTTCATGCCGGCCGGCGCCTGGAGCGGCGGGTTGACCATGTAGTCGATCGCCGTGCCCTTGCGCATCTGCTGGTGCTGCAACTGCTTGACGTCGCCGAGCGCCTCCATGCCTGGGCTGTTGCCGTACACGTCGCCAGGCGTGACCTGCCAGCGCGGGCACAGTGCCGGGAAGCGTCGGTGGCCGGACTCCTCCAGGTACTCACCAGGCGCGGCGCTGGTCTCCAGGTAGATCGAGGCGAACGGCATGTCGCGGCTCAGTGGCGTGTTGCCGCTGCCGTGGCGTGGCTCGACGATGTGCAGCACGTTGACCGAGGTGTCGTAGTTGCCGTTCTTGTACAGGCGCTGCGTCGTCTGCGTGCACTTGTCCAGGCCGAACTGGCGCACGGCTTGCGCGACGGTCATCGAGAACTCGCGGTACACGCTGTCGACCGCGCCGCGATCGTTCACGCCCAGGGCGTACTCGCCGGCCGTCATCGGGTAGCAGCGGATCACGTCCTCGAAGTCGGGGACCATCACGAACGAGGCCGTGCCGTAGAGCGCGAGTTCCTCGTAGGCGCCGTGCAGCGTGCGGTAGAAGTTCGAGAGGTTGAACACGCGGCGCATGCGGTCGCTCACCGTGTTCAGCCACTCGCGCACCTGCTCGTTGTCGTTGAGTTCAGGCTGGCTGGCGTCGAGCCGGAACCAGGGCCTGGCCGGCGAGGTCATGCCGGACATGAGGCCGGCGCCCAGGACGCGCAGCGCCCTGGTGCCCGTGCTGTCGACGATGTTGTTGTGCTTCTTCTGGCCGCGCGACTTCTCGTCCAGCAGGAACCGGCCAGAGCGGGGCAGGTAGTACTTCGACAAGTCGCGCCAGTGGTCGAACCACGACTGGCGCTCCTGCCGCAGATCCTGGAGCCGGCGGCGATAAGGGCAGGTCAACTTGTCCATTCGGTCACCCCGTCAGCGTACTGCCGCCTGCGCTGGCGCCCGAGTCGAGCAGCGTGCCGCCGCCCGCCTTGGACATGGCAGCCATCGCGGCGAGGTTGTTGGGCGTGTTCTGCTGGCGGATCGAGGAGATCCCTGGCGTTTTCTTCATCTGCGGTGGCGCCGGCGGCTTGGGCACGGGGCGCGTGGCCGAGTAGACGGCAGTGCCGGCAGAAACGACGGCAGCGATCGCGGAGGTAACGGCCATGCTAGTCGAGCCTCTTAGCCATGACGTGCTCGACGCGCTCGTACCCCAGGCTGTCCAGAAGGGGGCCGAAGTCGAACGCGTGCTTGACGTGGTGATACACGACTTGCACGCCCAGGGCGCGCAGGTCGGCTTCAGCGTATTGGATCAGCCCCTTCCCGACCGCCGCACCCCGATGGGCCGGCATGAGGAAAAGCACGTCCTGCGTGGCCTGAAGCGACGAGCAGTAGTGCGGGTTGTGCTTGACGAAAAACACGGCATAGCCAATTAGGCGCCTGGTGCTTGTGCGCACGGTGTAGATGCGCAGCAGGCCCAGGTCGTCCATGCGCAGGTAGGTCGGCCACTCGGGGTTCAGCGGTATGTCGTGCCAGTGCGCGATCTCGCGCCAGTGCATCTCCAGCAGGTCCTCGATCTCGCCGCGTACCTGGGCAATGCGCTCCAGGGCGTACTCGTAACTCATAGCGTCTCCCCGACCTTGGCATAGGGGTCGTATTGCTTGCGCTCGCGTTCGCGCCTGGCTGCGCGCACGTCGGCCATGTTGGGTATATCCATCGCGGCCAGCAGGTAGGCCGAGGCGTAGTCGGGCGAGCGGCCTATGCGCTTGACGATCTCGTCGCGCGATTCGACGTAGATCACGCCCGAGCGCACCGACCACAGTGGCGCGCAGAGATCGGCGCTCAACTTGCTGTTCGGCGGCAGCGCGATGCCCTGGCCGTTGGCCGGGTCGAGCGCCTCGCGGAACTTCCACCACAACTCGGCGCGCAGGTTGGCGAAGCGCAGCCGGCCGGACTGGTCCGAGTTGTCCGAGCGCTCGCCGACGTTGACGCCCTGGACCTGGATGCCTCGGGCGTTCAGGAAGTCGTAGGGGCTGGCGCCGACACCGATCACGTCGATGGCCACCGGTGCGTTGTCACGCGTGGCCGTGAGCACCTGGCCGGCCACCGTCGGGCCGTCGGGCGTCTGAGCGCCAGCCAGGCCGATCGGCTCGTCGTACCAGTTGTCGTGGCGCCTGGCGATCACAGTCTCGTCGCGGCCGCCGCGCGCCACGTCGACGCCTACGCAGGACATGCGGCCCTTCACGTCGCGCGGCTTCCACCTGGCCATCGCGGCATCGACCCAGCCCGTCGGGATCACCTGCCAGGGCGAATCCTCCATGCCGGCCTGGAAGTCGCCGCGCAGCATCTGCGAGCGCAGCGGCTCAGGCAGCGCGTTCAGCGTGGCCTGGTAGTTCGTGCCGGCCAGGTACGGGTTGTCCATCACGCGGCTGGGGATGAACGTGCGCGACAGTGGCGTGACCATCTCGCCCTCGTGCATGAACGGGTCGCCGTTCGGGCACTCGACGTCCTGGCCGTCGATCGTCGTGAACCAGCGCAACTCACCAGGGCGGGCGGGGTTCGGGTGCTTGGGGTCCAGCCAAGGTGCGAAGAACGCGATGACCCAGCGGCCCTCGCTGCTCGTTGGCGGGTTGAACGTGAGTAGAGCGCGGCAGCGCTGGCTTTGGTTCGTGGTGCGCAGCCAGCCCATCAGGAACCGGACCTGGTGCTCCAGGAGGTTGGTGGCTTCGTCGAACACCAACAAATCGTGCGGCCTGCCCTGGTACTTGGTCTCGTCGCCGGCGTTGGGCGTCGAGCCGAACTCGATCTGGCACCAGCGGCCGCCCGTCAGTTCCCTGGGCACGCGCCAGGTTTTCTCCTGGCCGTTGTACCCGTCGCGCGTGCCGAGCAACTCGGCCAGGCGATCGACGATCGCGGTCAACTGCGTGGCCTCGCGGCGCACGATCAGCGCGCGTCGGTGCTCGGTGACGGCCAGGCCGCACGCCAGGTCGGTCTTGCCACCGCCGGCCGCGCCGCCGTAGCCGACGATCTGCGCCTGGCTCTCGAACGCCTGGCGCTGCGGTCCAGGCAGCGGGCGCCACAGTGCCCGATCAGCCAGGAGCAACTCGTCCAATTCAACGCGTTCGGCCTCGGTGAGATGCGGCAGCAACTCACGCGCCTGGGCAACGTTGATCACGTCAGCAACTCGTCGATCTCGTCAGGAGGGGCGGTCTTGCGCCGGGCCTCGGCGGCCGCGAGCAATGCGGCAATGCGCGCAGCGCGCTCGACCTCGGACAGTGCGGCGACCTCGATCGCGCCGCCGTCGGCGCCGGTCACCTCGACCTTGCTGCCGTATACGTTCCTGCGCCGCGCCTGGAGCGTCGAATGCGCGGCCCGCCAGTCACGCCGCCAGTGCCGACGGATCGCGTCCTCAGCGGCATCCAGGCCGCTCTCGATGGCGTCCTGGCATGCCTGCTCGAACGCTGGCTCGGATTGGCGCCAGCGGAACAGGGTGGAGCGGTCGATGCCGGCCTTGCGGGAGGCCAGGGTGTAGGACCAGCCATCGCGCAGCGCCTCCAGGACGCGCGCCTTGATCTCATCGTCAGGGAGTGAGGGTCGATGCGACATGGGCCGAGCCTGCCATGCCCAGGCGGGCCAGCCGCACCCCGTCAGGGCTTCGGCGGATCAGTGCGCCGGCGGTAGCGCAGCCAGTCGCGCACCGTGTAGAGACGGACGCCCAGGCGCTTGGCGATCGTGCGGTATCCCATCCCAGCCTCGTCGTGCAGAGTGCGGGCCAGATCGACCAGCGAGTCAGGAGCACGGCCAGGCTTGCGGTGTTTGTTATTTTTCACGCGTTCACAAACTCCTTGCACCAGGTCTAGGGCCGTGCACCGCACCACTCCAGATCTCCCTAAAGGGAGAGATCTGGTGGTGGTGCAGTACCGGGATTGCACCACCGCAAAAAAGTGCACCAATGGTGCATTGGTGCAGTGCCATCAGACGCACAACTCGTTGCTTTTAACGACCAGGAACTCGGGCGTCCCGTTGCCCGTTGTGTAGATCTGCAACAGCCCTCGGCGCTCCAGCGCCTCTGCGGCACGCTTCGCGTGCTGCGGTGCCGTGTTGCGCGTGCGGTCCTGGCTGCCAGGAAAGCGCGGGTGCATGTCGGCTGAGGCCACGCTCAGAACGTCCGCCCAGGCGGCTTTGCCCTTGGCGTCCGCCATCGTCAGCGCCGCACCCCACACTGCCCGCTGCCACTTGGCGTGCGCCGGCAGGGCACTGTCGTCCTTCGCCTTGCGCTCATCGCCTGGCGGGGCAGGGGCGGGCGCGTCCACCTCAACGGCCACCTTCGACGTGACCGGCAGGCCCTCGCTGTCGTCGCCCAGGTCGACCGTGGCCAACTCGTACCACCACTGGAGGCCGTCCTGGCTGTCGCGGGACTTCGAGAGCGTGATGCAGCCGGCCTGAGCGCCTGGCTCGCGCTGGACCTCCAGTTCCACGTCGACGGCCGCCCGCAGGCTGGAGTGGCCGCGCGCGCCCTTGCTGGCGTCCTTGCCGCTGTGATGCACGAGCAGGACCGTGGCGCCCGTGTTCTCGATGATCTGGCGTGCGGCGCCGATGATCGCGCCCATGTCCTCCGAGGCGTTCTCGTTGGCGCCAGCGGCGCTGGCCAGGAGCGTGTCGAACACGACCAGGTCGCAGCCCTTGCCGGCCGTGCGCACGATCTCCTGCCAGTCAGCCGTGAGCAGGTTCGGCGCCTGGATCACGGTGAGCAGCGGCAGGCCCTCCAGGCTGGTGCCGAAGTACTCCGACCAGGCAGCCAGGCGCGCGCCGATGCCGCCCTGGCCCTCGCTGGCCACCCAGAGCACGTTGCCCTGGTTCACCTTGCACCCGCGCCAGAACTGGCCGGCCGCCAGACGCAGCGCCAGGTCGAGGACCACGAACGTCTTGCCGGCGCCCGAGGCACCGAACGCCGTGGCCAGTGCACGCCTGGGCAGCACGCCGCGCACGAGCCACTCGACGTGACGCTGGTGCGACGCCAGGTAGTCCGGCGGGTACGGCACGAACACCAGCGGCCGCTCGGCCTTGGGCGCCTCGGCCGGCGCGCCCTCCGTCGGGGCCGTGGCCTTCGGCGGCTCAGGCGCCTTCGGCTTGGGCGCCAGCGCCTCGCGCTCACGCGCCAGCAGAAACTTGGCCGTGATCGGCGGCCGGTCCCGCTCGCCGAAGGACTCCCAGACGATCCGGCAGTCGCGCTCACCCTTGTAGCCTTCGCACTCGATCGAGCGATCGTGCCAGGCGTCGAACGCCTCCTCGCTGGCCTCGAACTCGTGGTGCAGGGCCATGCCGACCTTCACCCAGGTGTCCCGATCGCCCAGGTCGATCACGGCCAGGGCCTTGACCGCGCGCTCCAGGGTCAGCCCCTGGCGCGGTGCCAGGCCGGCCAGGCTCGGGCCATCGCCGGCGCTCTGGAACTGCCCGGCGACACGCCCCTGGCTCACGACCTGGGCGCCAGCCTCCTCCAGCCAGGCGTTGGCTGCGCC